TTCGATGAGTCCAGTCGTGGTCTATTTGTTTCCAGTTAACGCAAGGCAGATGAGCTACGCTAGCTCATCCCCCTCACTTGCCTCATCTCTAAGAACTATTTTGTCAAATTGTTCTAGAAATTCGGCCCGATGGTCGGTGTAGCGCGTTGTAAGTAAGGGCGCATAGTCCTCCCGCAAAACTTTATTGACTGTATTGCGATAGTCGTTATAGAATTCCTTTCCATGATGGAAGGCGAATCTGAGTGCATCATCCATGTTTGAGTAAAACAGTTCGTAGGCATCGCCGTGAATTGTTACCCAATTAGTCAGCTCTCTGATCACCTTCGGTGCCATTTTCATGTGCCAAATCATTCGGTATTCTGGGTCTTGTTCGAAATGACATTTAAGGAATTGGAAATCCTTTATGTCGACCCATGGTAATTTTTGTTCGGTTCCGTCTTTAGTTGGTGGTGTGCATTGATAACCATAGTGCTTGAATATTGTAGCACGGTTGATCATGTTGTAAACAGCACAACACTCGTCAGAAACGGTCCCTCCTCCGTCGTCGCCAACAGCCACTTCGTGACTTTCTTCGTCTTTGACTTCACAGGTTGCTTTTTCCGGCTCGCCAGCCGCAAGATGTAGTTCAATCCAATTCGCATCATTAAGCAAATCGTGTGTCCCGGTATTAGCGTCAGAAGTTGCTCCGTCTCCGGAGGGTACTCCTTGTACTGCACGGTAAACACAATTGTCGACAATTTGAATTCTGTCCAAAAAAGCATCTACTCTTGATCTTCGTCGTTGTTCATTGACCTTGTCTTCCTCGTGAAGTTTCATGAATTCAATTTCTATTTCGAAGTGATCTCCGATGTCGTTGGAGTCCGCGTTTCCATCCCATTCCGCAAAATCTTCAGGTAGCCATTTTCGTCCGGTGGCTCCCAGAAAATGGATCAGTCGGGATGCATCTGGTCCATGCATGTCGAGTCCTAAGGCGGAACCTACTTTGAAGCCTACTTCCAATCTGAAAGCTTGAACTGCTCCAAAAAGGCGTCGGTGAACAATTTGCCACGCTACATTGTGCACGTTAAAGAAACGAGTCTTGTACAATCTTGCGATTGAACGTTTCTCATCCTTCAATGTGTCAACGTT